ACTACCTGTCACCGTCCTGAAACGGCCACCCCGGTTGCAGGGTGTATATGTAGGAAACAAGCCTGTTTACCTACTGTAAAATAGCTTTATACTTGGTTAATAGTAAAGGAATCGTCCTATTATTTTAAAACCATTAGATACCCCCTGGATTATGAGAGTATGTCTGGACAAAGAAGGATGGTGCGTTGACGTACCAAGTGAGATTAAAATCTTCACCAGTGGCAACGTATTGAAAACATTCAATATTACCCTGTTCTTTAACTGAGCCTATATAAATATCCAATACGTGTGCTTGATCATATTGATCCGCAGTGACGATGCTAGAAGCATCCTCAAACTTTTTATCACTATAATATGGAAGTTCTACTTCAAGCACGGGAATGTCGCGAGAAGTGAAAGCACTCCCATTATGCCCTGTCTCTTGCACCTGGGAGTATACACCGTGTTGGCTCGAAGCAGATGAATCTAATCTGAGTAAAGAAGAACCAAAAGCTGACATATCAGCGCCCGCACCACGAGTAACTACCATAGCTGTAGGGTTGGAATCCGCAAAATGCCCCAACATATATTTATAACGGATTCCCCCCCTCCGCGCGGCATAAGCGGGAGTAATCCAATTAAGCAATGTCCTACCAGCTATATTATAATTCACCGCATACAGCCCACCATAGCGGGGTTGTTGGTACATACCATTTGTTTCGGCACGTCCATTGTACATTGGGAAGTTAGGTAAATACAATCGATATCTGGTTGATCTACCAATCAAATAGGAAATACTATTATTTTGAACAAAAACACCACTCAAATTATAACGTTTAAACATATCACGAAATGAATCAAAAGTTTCACCGTGATAAACTAAAGATAACGCATCGGTTTTGCTGGGCTCTCCTATAGGCTCCAGCATTTCAGAACCAGCATGACCCGGCTTAGAAGCTAGTGCGGATTTAGTATTATTCAATATGCCACTTTGTGATGAGGCGTCAGCGATAATGCCACTTTGCGACCAAGCTTCATTTACTTCCATTGTAGTGTGTTCAAAACTCCCGCCGAATGCTGTCCTTTTAATCATATAATCATCAGGAACAGCAACCTCATAATCTTCGGCCCCACTAATGAAAGTGAGGATGCGAACAGAAGTTGTTACATCTTCATCTGGGCCAGTGAGTTCATTCAAAACGTAAACCCGTAGTTGTCCATTTGAATATTCAGCTTGGTCAGTAAGAACGTCTGCACCCTTGGCTATGCCCAATGCTGTTGGTTCATGCGGTACTTTTGCCCATGACTTTTGTTGAAACCAATAAATAGGTATCGTGAAGTCCTTAGTTTCCTCTATATCGATGATACGAGAAAAAGCAGTGTTAGTATCAGGGGGTTGCACGCTATCAAATCCTCGAGGATCATAAACTATTAACAACCTTCCTCTGTGAAGATCACTACAATTAATTTGAAAACGAAAGTTGATACCGCCACGCCAATACTTAAAAGGAAATGTAGCATGCGACAGAGGGGTTTGAACCCACTCAATCCCATATTCCGAAGTTCCGTCAGTACGCGGCTGGCAGTGACAAGGATGAACGTTAATTGTACCAACTAACGTATTCTCATTAGCGGTGGCTGACCAATCGAAATATGTAATTAAACTCGATTTGGACGTAATCATTTTAATAGACATCTCATCATCCAGTTGAGCTCCAGTTACATTGTGATCTACTGTCAACTCCTGCTTAGGGTCGTACGTTAACTTCTCGACGGCTTCATCTATAGAGCTCGGGGCTAACATACCATGCATTTGATGCTTATAACGTTGAATTGGGGACACATTCATAGGACGTGAAAAGCCCCATAATTCCGCCAAAGATCCAATTCCTGCAGCTGCCATACTAGTGGCGGTTGCGTAAGGTCCAATCTCCGGTATAGCTTTTAGCTTTCCAGCCCACCTGGCAATAGCTTTGGCTGGTCTAGAAATGATGCCCTTTCCATATTCGTCTTCCATTTTACCTGATTGGGAAAAGACAGCACGAGTGGTGGGCCCTGCTAACTCAACGTCTGACATCCACGCCATAACAGTTATGTTAATTTGACGTTGTTCTGCGGCACCAATCGCCCTTTCAAGTTTCACCAACGAGAGCATAGAAACTTCGCCCATATCTAAAACATCCGTGGCGTCAATAAGATCTAAATAATTCTTATTATGGAAAAAGGGCAATGTAAGCTCACCACCTTGGCTAGTAGTGGGATTGAGAATCAAATGCTGCCTCTGACTCATAATCATAGCTTTATGAAAAAATGAGTTCTGAAGGGCGGTGGGATCATCTCCTTGCACAAGGTCAAAACCTACACCTCGCGGTTTATACGAACAAATAATATTGCCGAAATAAAAAGGTCCACCGTTGATTAAAAACTTAACGTGCATAGTTCCTCTCAACAGCGAATAATTTTGGAGCTTGTTCTTAACTGCTGGACTATCAAGAAACTCACTCCATGGATTAAAAGATACGTTCAAATAAAATCCATTAGTAAGATTGTATGAAGCAATACGTAAGGGACGGGATAAAAATTCTCCTAACTCAGTATTTTTAACAGATGCTTGCAACCTAGTACTGTCTACGACAGTGGAAATATCCACCTTCACTTGGTCGACATCAGTCTGAAATTGCACAGTTTGTTCAACTTCTGACTCTGTGGTGGTTGTTGCACCTTCTTGACGCATCTCACCTGACTGCGAAATTACATCTGGCTCAATGCTTGTAAAATTTTTC